ACCGTGAAGCGTGTCTTAAAGAGCTTGCTGATCTTATCTATGTATGTGCTCAATATGCTGAGAACATGCAGTGGGATATTGAACAAGCACTACGCCGTGTCCATCAATCAAATATGTCCAAGCTCGGAGAAGACGGCAAACCGATTAAACGCGAGGACGGAAAGGTTCTCAAAGGACCAAACTATCAACCACCAGATTTGTCTGATCTAGTTTAATGTCTAATCTTATTTCACGTACTGGTCGCGTCCAAAGCTGGATCGACGACCCAACATCCCGATTGCCTATCAGCTGCACTGTCTTCCGCGTCTCTAACCAGATGGAAGGTGGTGAGGGAATCGAAGCAAGCTGGCGATTTGTATCCCACGCTCTACGTTTTGGAGCTGGTGTAGCTGTTCACCTATCTGACTTAGATCCTAAGGGACACGTCCGACCTTCTGGTGTGACTGCTAGCGGACCTGTTTCATTTGGGAAAATATACTCAACCTTAAATGAAATCCTTCGACGGGGTGGTCATTATAAGAATGGCGCTGTGGTTCTTCATATCGATCTTAACTGTCAGGACGTTCTTGAATTTATCCAAACCCCACGACATGAACTCCCATGGGTCAAGCGATGTGTCAACATCACTGATGAATGGTGGGCTGAAACCCCGTACAAAGAAGAACTACTTCAGGGAATTCGCTCAGGTGACATTTGGCTCAACAAAGTAAAGTATGACCGACATGGACAACGGGTACGAGGTAATGTTTGCCTTGAAGTGTATTTGCCAAGTAGGGGAACCTGCTTACTACAACACGTCAATCTGGGTGCCTGCGAATTCGACGATATCCCACGAGCTTTCGTCGAAGGAATGTCTGAATTGTGTGCACTGCACGGCACAACTGGAGTTGAAGTCAGCGGTGAGTACCTCAGCCCTGAAGTTGATAAACAAGTCGGCCTTGGAATGCTCGGCCTCTCAAACCTCCTGCGCCACGTAGGTGTCACTTACGAACAATTTGGACGAGCACTTGAACAATACAATAAAGGTGAAGTTGTACAAACAGCTGCCTATGAACTTGTCTCACAATTCGGTACTGGTATTGAAGCGGCAGCAGATATTGCACGCAGCTACAACATGGAACGAGCTTTCGCAATCGCTCCTACTGCTAGCTGTAGCTACCGCAGTAAAGACTTAGATGGGTATACATGTACCCCTGAAATTGCTCCACCTATCTCCCGTCATGTAGACCGTGACTCTGGCACCTTTGGTGTCACAAGCTACGACTACGGTGACGTAGAAATTGCATCTAACGTTGGCTGGGAAGCGTACAAGCGCACTGCTGACGGACTTATGACGATGCTAAATAATACTGGGCTTCTTCACGGGTATAGCTTCAACAGTTGGAGTGATGTTGTTACTTATGACAACGCCTTTATCGAAGAGTGGCTAAAGAGTCCCCAGACTTCCTTGTACTATTCGCTTCAAGTAATGGCGGATACACAAGACAAATCTGATGCATATGCCGCTCTAGACGATAAAGAAGTAGACGACTATCTTGCAGATTTACTTAATAATGAACAAAATTGTGACTGCCAAGAATGAGACAACATCCTTACCAAACACTACTACAGAGAAAGCGTACGTGGACACCTGTAGCTACTACCAAAGGGAAATTCAAGGAGGGTGCGGAGGAGACACTCCGCCGTGCTCTTGCCTTGAGGCACATGGAACTACCTGTGGGAGATTTTATCCGTGATGCGCTCACCTCTGAAATTCCGGTTCTCTCGCGTGAGCTGTTGGAATCCAACGTTCAGGACGAGATTAAGCACGACCTCGCTTTGGGTTATGTCGCCGATGCTTGGGGAATTGACCCGAAAGCTGAAAGGGAAGCCCTCACATTGCGTGATGCCTGGACAGAACATCCTGATCACACTGTGCTTAAAGCCATGGTTGCTGAACGTGCAATCTTTTTCGTCCTATTACCCTTCTTTAGGTTTAATGGCGACGCAGGGATGCGAACCGTCAGTGCCGACATTAGTCGTGACGAACAAGTCCATGTGGCGAGCAATTCGCTTGTTTGTAAGGAGCTTGGTCTTGAGATTTCGCCGTCTCTTGACAAGCTCCGCAAAGCGACGATCAACTGGGTTATGCAACCACTAGGTATAAATACTACTGATAAATATTTGGATAAAAAATTTTGGCTCGATTCTAGTGATCGGCTGATGTATGAGGGTAAGGCACCTGAACTTTCTGACACACAGAGAGCTCGTATGCCTGCCTTTTTCGAGCACGCTAATCAAAACCTCCCACAATATGCTTAACCTAGGACTAACAGTAGAAGGACTGCTTGGAGAACTTGACCAGAGTTTTCCAGCAGGTGCACCACACCCTGACGATAAAATCACCCACATTATGTTTCGTGCTGGTCAGCGAGACATTATCGATTGGATTAGACAACGTATTGAAGAGGAGTCATGATTACTGAAGGCGAACTTTACCTTGGCGGTAAGATGGAGAATGGTAAGTGGAGAGGACTTACCCCGGGAGAGATTCAATGGGCTAATGATTTCTATTACCCCAAGCCACCGCCAGCCACACCAAAACCACCAACACAAATGCATGCTACTCAGGAGCAAGCAGGACGTGGCACTAGGCGGCCAACAACAAAAAAGAAAACCTCTCTCGCCTCACTACGGATTAGAAGGAAGAAGCCTACACAAGTGAATAATCAATTGGCACTCGGTCCTGGTGGGACTGGTCTAAATGTAGGGGGATATTAATGTCAGCTAAAAGTAGGTACGACGCACTGAGTAGTGGCCGTTCATCCTTTCTTAACATAGCTGTTCAATGTTCTGAGTTAACTCTTCCGTACCTTATCCAACGTGATGAAACACGGAGCTCTTTCAAAACACTTACACAACCTTGGCAAAGCGTTGGTGCTAAGGCAGTAGTAACACTGGCATCAAAACTGATGCTTGCTTTGCTACCTCCACAGACCACGTTCTTCAAGTTACAAATTGCAGATGAAAAGCTTGGCACTGAACTGCCTGCTGAGATCCGTAGTGAACTTGACCTAAGCTTTGCCAAGCTTGAGCGTATGGTGATGGATTCGATTGCTGCTTCTAGTGATCGTGTCACTGTTCACCAAGCCATCAAACATCTAGTTGTTGGTGGTAATGCATTGCTGTACATGGGCAAGGATGGTATCAAACACTATCCATTGAACCGTTATGTTGTAGAGAGAGATGGTAACGGTAACGTAATTGAAATCGTAACCAAAGAACTAATAAACAAACAGCTTCTACCAAGTAGCATCGTAAAGGATCCACTTAAGGTTAATGAAACAACGACATCAACTAATGAGTGTGAGGTTTATACACACGTAAAGCTACAAAAGAATAGCTGGATCTGGTATCAGGAAGTATATGACAAAGTCATCCCTGGCACTGAAGGTAAAGCACCAAAGGATACTTCACCGTGGTTGGTACTGAGATTCAATACAGTTGATGGAGAGAACTATGGTCGCGGCAGAGTAGAAGAATTCATTGGTGATTTGAAGTCACTTGAAGCACTCTCTCAGGCCATCACAGAAGGCTCTGCAGCAGCCGCTAAGGTTGTCTTCCTAGTGTCACCATCATCGACAACTAAACCACAGACACTAGCTAAGGCAGGCAACGGAGCAATCATTCAAGGAAGACCTGATGATGTAGCTGTTGTACAGGTTGGGAAGACTGCTGACTTTGCTACAGCTGCACAGCAGATGCAGACACTTGAGCGTCGCATCGCTGAGGCATTCCTTGTGTTGAGTGTACGTCAATCTGAACGCACAACTGCAGAGGAAGTACGACTTACCCAACTTGAATTGGAACAACAACTAGGTGGACTGTTCAGTCTACTGACTGTTGAATTCCTTGTACCTTATCTGAATCGTAAGTTACTGACGATGCGTCGTAGTGGTGAACTACCTAGCTATCCAAAGAATCTAGTTAGACCAACCATCGTTGCTGGTATCAATGCACTTGGTCGGGGACAAGATAGAGAGTCCTTGACTAACTTCATCATGACTATTGCTCAGACTCTTGGTCCTGAAGCAATGATGAAACATCTAAATGCAGATGAATTTATTAAGCGTCTAGCTGCTGCACAAGGTATCGATGTACTTAACCTTGTTAAGTCTATGGATCAACAACAGCAAGATCAACAGAATGCTATGCAACAGCAGCAACAGATGGAGCTCACAAAACAAGCGGCAGCGCTTGAGTCCACACCTATGAATGATCCATCAAAGAACCCTGCACTAGCTGCAGAACTAGAACAACAACCACCTATTGAATAATGGCAGAAGTATTTACATCAGATAACAGTGTATCATCAGAGGTGATGCAGGCACGTGCTGAAGAACAATCTGAATCTCTACAAATTGGAGAGGAGATTGAATCTGCACACGATGCTAAACTTGCTGGTAAATATAACAGTACTGAAGAGCTAGAATCAGCATACTTACAACTACAACAGAAGCTGGGAGCACAAGAAGATGTGCAAGATGAGCCTGAAGAAACTGATGAAACAGATTGGTTGGCTGAAGCCTACCGATCAATCAACGAAAGCGGTGAACTATCAGACGAAGTAGCTCAACAGCTTTCTGAAATGAATGGCATGGATGTTTTCTATGCTCTTCAAAATGCAGATGGTCCGCAAGGTCGTGACCTATCTGAGTCAGAATTGAATAATGTATTTAATGCAGTTGGTGGTCAAGAACAGTATTCAAGTCTAATCAACTGGGCTGGAGAAAACTTCAGTGAACAGGAGATTACAGCATACGATAAGGTGATTGATTCAGGAGATATGAATCAAATCAATCTTGCACTACAAGCTCTTTACTACAGATATACAGAAGCAATGGGACAAGAAGGAGAACTACTACAAGGTAAACCAGCGGCTGCTCAATCAGGTTACCGCAGTCAACAAGAACTAATTCAAGCAATGAATGATCCCCGGTACGACAATGACCCAGCGTACCGGAATGATGTAATTGAGAAACTGGGTCGTTCTGAACTTCAATTCTAAATGACAGCTACTATCGCACTACCGAAGCAATCCTCACTGTGGGATCGCTACCTTCAGTGGGTTAGTAGTACTGAGAACAGGTTGTATGTAGGACACTTCGGTGTTCTAATGATTCCTTGTCTACTGACTGCTACCACTGCATTTATTCTGGCATTCATTGCCGCACCACCAGTTGACATTGATGGCATCCGTGAACCGGTTGCTGGATCACTCCTTTATGGCAACAACATTATATCAGGAGCCGTTGTACCCTCTAGTAATGCAATCGGGCTTCATCTATACCCAATCTGGGAAGCCAGTTCACTCAGTGAATGGCTCTACAATGGAGGACCGTACCAACTCACTGTCTTCCACTTTCTCATTGGTGTCTTCGCTTACTTGGGACGCGAATGGGAACTTAGTTATCGACTGGGAATGAGACCCTGGATCAGTGTCGCATACTCAGCACCGGTCGCAGCCGCTTCCGCCGTATT